TGTGCGCGGCATGTTACCACCGCCTTCGTGCTTGATGGGGAAGTACCAAGAACTTTCGCCAGCGGCTACAGCAATGCCGATGATATATCCATCCTTACGCACCCAGCCCGGACCAAGGCGCATTAAGTTGGGGTCTTTAGTCTCGAGGTCAACAGCAATCCGTTTATACTGAGACAAGTCAGGCAGGGTTGATGGTGGCTGCCAGTCTTCCGCCATAGGCATAGACGCCTGCTTCTTGATCTCTTCTTGATCTTCTATGTCCGCACTGTGTTTCATAATAGGAAACTCATCTCTGTGTTTGGGGTGCTCTATAAAACTGAACTGATGCTCACTCATCTTTTGTTGCTACCTCACCACCACATGCCATGTAGCCGCAAGCATCGACCCAGTTGTCCGCATGTCTTGGGTTCGAGGCTATACGCGCAATCTTGAGCAGGGTCATCTTGACCGCACAGTCTGCTCCTACAGGCAGGTCATCAGGCTTGATGCTATCCCACCAGTACCAGACGGTCTCGATGTTACAGAAGTTATCTTCCATGTTGCCATGCTGAGATGCACGATCCTGTGTCACATAACCCTTGGCTGTGTCTAATACGTCTGCCCTATTCATCGTCCATCTCCTGACTGGATGTTTGTCTTGTTCTAAAAAAGGTGTTGTGTTGCGGGTGGTCTACATTAAATAGCCGCGCGTAGTAGGCTGTGTAATTATTGTTCAACTTAAACTTAGTGTTTCTGGTTTGCACGTCGGTGTGCCAGCGTATTCTTTCAAACACAGACTTAGATGAATAGTTCTGGAATCCCACAGAAATTAATTCAAACGAGAACTTTTTGAATAGTGTGTAAACCTCGGGATTTTCCTCGTGAAATCTACGCCATTTCTTTCTTATCTGTGTCATATCTCAAACCCATACCTGTTCTGTGATTCAATTAAATGAAGCCCCTTTCGAGCGCGAGTCATACCAACGTAGAACGTGCGTATTTCGCCGTCCTGATCTATTGATTCAGTGCATGCTTTTGAAGAGTCTAGAAGTAGAGCGACGTTATCCGCCTCGCCACCTTTGGCTTTGTGAATCGTCGATATCCGAATCCTCGGCTTGCCCGATAAGATAGACTCGCCCATCCGACGTACAGAAGTAATGTAGATCCGCTCCCTCTCGCTGACCTTGATCACTTCGTGCCATTTGCTCTGGCTGGATATCTGGGGGTCTAGATTCGGTAGTATATCTTCTAGCGTGTAAGTTAGCTCTGGGTCCAAAGCCTCGAGGTTTTTCTTGCCAGCTTTGGTAGCCGCGCCACTCGATAAGCTTTTTGAAAATTCCTTCAGTTCCTTCGCAGAAAGATAATGTCCTTTGCATAGTCTGAGCCACACCTCGATACCAGTTAATACATTGGGAGAGATGGACCAACCACGGCCTTGATACCAGTAAAGGTATCCTTGGTCGTAGAGATTACGCGCAACCATATTTGCAATATAGTTCGTCCTAGCAAGTATCAACCATTCGCCGTTGGTTAGGTCCACATCCAGTATATCACGGTGCCAAGTGACATGCCCGTTCCTTTCGGTGGGTTTCCAAATTTTTTGCTGGCGCTGCCGTAATCTCTTGACAAGATCGTCGGACAAGGATTGGATTTGCTGTGGTACACGGTAGGACTTATCTAGAATAATCTTCTCATCTGATGCGTTAAGAAAATCTGAGACACGAACACCCATCCACGAATAAATGCACTGATCATCATCGCCTGCATAATATGTGCGCTTCGACCTCGGAACTAGGATCTTCTTCACCATCTCCCACTGAAGCGGCACAAGGTCTTGAGCCTCATCAACAATTAGCAGGTCGAACTCTGGTGCTATATCCTGCTCGATGAAGCGCTCGATCATATCTGTAAAGTCAAGCTTGCCTGTTTCTTTCTTGTATTTCTCCAGCGCTTTCTCAATCAACTCAGCCTGCTGGAAGTACATCTTGTCGGTGCCCTTCTCAGCGAATGACCGTTCAAGTGTGACCATCATCGCTCGAGCGTAGGCTATGATGTTTAGATACTGGTCACCAATAGTCGCGCTCGGCATTGCCATTCCATCATCGGTGCTCATCGAACCTCGAGGAGACAAGTCAAGACCTACATACCCGCCGAGCTTAGTGTAATCGGTAGGACCCATCACATCCTTGCGGCTAAGACCAAGGCACTGAAAGGCAAACGAGTGCAGTGTGCGGAACCACTCAAGATCAGCGGCACCTATGTCTAGCTTCTCGATAGCACGTTCACGAGCCTCTTCAGCGGCTTTCTTGCTGAATGACACAAAGGCTATGCGGTCGGGCGGTGTGCCCTTCTTTAGTTCTGACTCCACGATCTTAATGAGTGTGGTTGTCTTGCCTGTACCGGGGGGTCCGAAGATTGTGGTTTCCATTAGAACGGCACCTCGCTACTCGGAACATGAACCTCGGGCATATCGACATTGCTGCTGTACTCAGGCACCCACCAGACTCTTACTACCTTTGAGTCGCCCTTGGCTGTTTTAAATCTTTTGGTGCCGTGTGCTTCAGATTCTCCGTTTAGTTCCTTCAATCGTTCTTGAATCTGACCACGGTTGTACTCTGTGAACTTTTTATTTTGCAGGTATGTCATCAGTGAGTCGAACCGGAAGAAGGTAAGACCCTCATCCGTGTACGGCTTACCAAGCAGCAACTCTTCAGCAGACTGAGCCTGCACACGTCCCGTGCAGAAACTTTCAAGGTGATCAAAGAACTGACCCTTGTATGTTAGTTCCTCTGGCACTTCTATCTCGTTCACGTTCTCCATCAACCCATTCACAATGATCTGCCAGTCAGCATTCTTCATAGTGGGTGGCATGTACTGTAGGTGTTCCATGCAAGCACGTTGAAACTTCATCGGTAGTTGAAGTTCTTCGGTGTTGAGTTCGAGGCGACGACCATTGATGTCACAGAACCAAACCCGTGGCTCCGACAACACAACAGACAGGCCGCTGATGTCGGCCTCGATAACCTCTTTGCCAATGCCGTACTTCTGGCGACGACATAGTGACTTGTTACAGAACGAAGCCAGTGGCTGCTGGTCACAGGGATAGAAGTATTCCTTCTTGTCTAGCTGCTGCTGAATCTGGACTATCTCCGACGCCCCGAGAGGGGGCTGGCAATAGGTCATGTTGATCTGCTCGTGTAGTGACTTCCAGTTGTCTGGATCCACACGTTTGCAGGCCACTGCCGCCGCGAACATAGTGGTGTTTCGTCCACCCTCTGGTATGCCCTGCTCGAACATAGTCTTCAGGCACGGGGGCCAACCCTTGAACTGGTCTGACGTACCACCAAGCTTCAGTGATAGGAAGTCTGATGGTGTGGTGCGGCGCTGTTCAATAAGCTCGAGGAACTCTTCTAGTGTGGCGTCCTCGCCGTCTTCTTTAATAGCGGGGCGGAACGTCTGTTCCGCATCAAAGTACGGCAGGTTAATAAAGTTCCCCACATCACCACGCTCGACAAGAACCTGCTCCTGCTTTGGGAACACTTCACAGCCACCATAACCAAGTACGGCAGATACTTCCGCAGCCTTGTCCTTAAAGTCTCCAGCGCTAATCCAATCAGTAAAGAAAAAGAATACATGTGCACCCCCAGATTTTGATCTACAGACAACACTGCTAACACCAAGGTCGCGGATCTTCTTGTCCAGCGCCACTAGATCGAGCGGGTACTGGTCGATGTCCAGCGCACCGAACCTGCACTTGTTATCTTCGTTAATAGGAATAGACCCAACCCCACACTTGCCGTTGAGATGGCCTTCAATCAATTCAATGGTGAGTGGCTTGCGTACAATAAAAGACTTTGCTTTTTGTTTGCCTTCGCGCCGCTCCTCTGAAATTTGTGTCTGCCCGTGGGCTGCTGAAAAGCCCTCGAAAGCATCCATAAATCTTTGCGTTAATGACATCGTGAACTCCTAGGTTGAAAGCGGGGGGTGATTGATCAGCGTTTCACGAACATTAGTGGGACTGATCAATCTTGTAGCGCGGCCCCCCGACCAGCGCTTCACCTACCCACTAATTAGAATGGCACGTCATCAGAAAGCGGAGCCTGCTTTGGAGCCGCCTGCTCTTCTGTCGTTGCACCAGATGTCTTAATCTCACCCTTCGAGAATGACTCAAAGAATGACTTGGCTGCGGAGAACGCCTCTGCTGGGACAGCGTCTGGCTCGATGCGTTCAACTGCGTAGTTGTTCCACGAACCTTGGTCATTGGACTCTTGCACCGTGGTCAGCTTCCAGATGGTGCCCCACATTGGTGGGTTGAACAGGCCCTTCGCGCCTTGGTACTGAACCATCCGCATCTGTGTATTCCACTTACGCGACACCTTCAGTTGTGTCTTCTTCATGTCACAGATAGCTTGTTGAGTGGCACCTGTCTCTGGATCCACGATCATGACCAGATGCTGGGCTGAACGGATTACCTCGTTACCAGAAGGCAGGATCTCCGAGGCACCTTCACGAGTTGTCCGCTTCAAGTCCGGATCATTTGGATCTAACTCACCTTGGTATCCGCCACCATTAATCCGTAGCTGGAACTCAAGGTACTTAACGGTGTACCCGCACGGGATAACGTACACCCCGTCTTCACCTGACCAGAACTGACCAGTGACCGTGTTGAATAGGTCACCGGAACTCGCACCTTTGATGTACGATGCATCGTTCTTGTTTATCTGTGGTGACAGTGGTTGCAGTATCCGCAGGAACGGGATCTGCATATCCTCAGTACCGATGGCGTCCATACCAGCGCCAGCGTGTTCTGAGAAGTCAGCCATCAGGGTTGCAGGAAGGGTGTTTGTATTCTTAGTTTGTACTGCTGTGTCAGCCATAGCTGGTTAGCTCCTTTTGATCTTAGCTTCAGTTCCGACATAAACGCCGAAGGTTTCAAAGTCCAAATCCTTGCCGGACTCAACCCGGTTCTTTACCCAAGCCTTCAGTGTGCTTGGATGGATGTGGGTTTTTTGTGCAGGCTCGTATCCCTGATTACGCAAGTCATCAACGACAGCCCCAGCCATGTTGTCCTGCCCAGCAGAAAACGATACCGTCACATCATTCTTGATGATGTCGGCCTCGCCTATCGAGCGCAGGAAACCATAAGCTTGGTCACGTTTTTCTTCGGGGATTCGTGCGTGGACAAAGTTAGCAATAGTAACCTTGTGCCCATCCACAGTCAGACTATCCACGCCCATCTCTTCCATGAGCATAGGAATGTCTTCCTGATCTACTTTTCTTTTCTTAAACTTCAGATCCTTGACGTGCTGTTCAGCTTCTTCGATCTGACGCTGTACATCAAGTGACTGACGAATGAGGTTGGACAGACGCGAAGCGCCGTCCTTCTCGACGTTGTCGAACTTATCGGCATCGACCTTGCCTTCTTCAAATAGCGAAAACACATCGCTCATCGCATACTCCTTTCGCGAACAAAGTTTAACCCCTTCGGGTGTGGGACTCGTGTCTACATCAGCAGGCGCGAGGTAGTCAAGCGGCTTCTTTACCTTCTTCCGCCATTGTCTTCACAATGTGGGCTAATTGTCTGCTCACACTGCGCTCATTTGCATCAGCCATCTTTTTTATGATCTCATAATTCTCGACGGTTATTGCAATTGATCTCCATTTCTTTAGATTCATTTCTTGTAATCCTTATCTGTGCATGTAAGACTATTAGTTGTCTTAACGGATAGTAACTAAGGGGTCAAGTACCTAATGAGACCAGATAATAAAATAGCATGCGGTAAACAATCTGAACTCTTGGCGGCGACTTGGTTAATTGGGCAGGGGTGCTACGTCTACTCCCCCTTTATCGAACAGGGTCCTGTTGATCTTGTAGCCCTCACGCCGGAAGGCGAAATGCATCTCTTCGATGTGAAGACTGTAAGTCGGCGGAAAAACGGGACCGTAATAAGCCGCACTCTCAAAGAGAGTCAGCAAGCACTCGGGGTCAGACTCCTTTACGTTGATCGGGATACGCACGAATGTCACCTTTACCCTCATCAATTTAGATCCTCTCAATACTCAGCCCAACAAGCCGCTAACCGTCATTCCGGCGGGGAGATAAATCCAACCATTTCCTCGCTTCTTCACCTAAAGTCTTCGCCGACAAATCAATCTTCGAGCGAAGACTCTTGACGATATGCTCATCGACCGTGCCCTTCGAGATGAAGTCAACGTAGGTCACTGAGTTTTTCTGCCCGATACGATGTGCTCGATCTTCGGACTGCGCTCGAGTCTCGAGATTAAAGTCGTTGGCGTAATAGATCACATTGGTTGCAGCGGTCAGCGTCAGGCCATAGCCTGCGGTCTGAGGGTTTGCCACAAAGAACCTCGCATCTTCAAACTGGAACCTACGAACTGCTGTTTGCCTGTCCTCGTCTGACGTGTCTCCGAAGTATGAGACCACTGCATCTTTGCCATATGCTTTCGCCAGCTTGGCCTCGATGTTTTTGATGTCGTACCGAAAGCGTGACCAGATGATTACCTTGCCAGACATCTCATCTATCGTGTCCATCAGGGCATCGATGCGCTTGGTTGGGAACTCGACTAGCTCACCATCATCCGTCATCAAGTGACCGCACAACACCTGCTGTAGCCGCAGTAGCTGGGTCATAACAGCGGGGGCTGACACTAGCTCACCATCATCGAGCAGAGCAATCGCTGCGTTCTTCAGAGACATGTAGTGCTTGAGTTGCTCATCGCTCAGACCCACATGCCGGATGGTATAGATCTTGTCCGGCAGATCGAGCGCATCATCCTTGGTCACTCGATACGAGAAACTATCCAGCTTGGAAGCAAGCTCATCCAGATTTCTGTATCCCACGATTTGCTGAAAACTGTGACTGCCCATCCGCTGGGTTCGAGTGATTGCATACCGTCCTTGGAAGGCGTAATAACTATCGAGTCCCAATAACTTCTTGGACATGAATCCACACTGCGCGTATAGATCCATCGGCGATTTCGTAACGGGCGACCCTGTAAGTATACGCCGATACGATGCCTTCGTACCAAAGCTAACCAGAGCCTTAGTCCGCTTGGCTTTGGGGTTTTTAATAGTTGTTGACTCATCGACCGCAAGTAAGAACGTCGCGCCGCGAGTGAAGTAATCCACAAATTTTGCGACCTTCGCCGTTGCAAATCCTTCAACATTAACCAGTAAGATGCGGAGCTTGTCACGCTCTTTAATGCTAGCCTCGAGGCGTTTAGCTTGGGTCTTGTTTGGAGACGGAGTCCAAATGTAAACCTCGTGTTTAATGTTCTCCGGCAAGTGAGTAGGTATTTCTGATATCTCCCAGTTTCTGTACACACCCTTCGGCGCAACGATAACTGCGGTGTCGATCTTACCTTGCTCATAAAGCCAGACCATGTTGTCGATAAGTACCTTCGATTTGCCACAGCCCATCTCCATAAAGTAGGCGTAATTAGTTTTGTTATAACTTCTAAGCAGTGCCTCGTGCTGATGCTCGTAGGGCTTTGTCTTGTAATTAAACTTCATGTCATCCTCGTTGTAAGTTGAGTGAGGTGTTCTATAGATTTACCGCTCATGATTTACGGCGGGACGGTTTTATTCAGTGTGGATCGCGTAAAAAACAAACCGGGACACGAACCACGGAACATCTATAGCATTGAAGGACGCCACCTCTGTCGTCCGAGAGGAAAAAACCCGCCTACCCATCAACTATGCGGGGTCGTCGAACTCGTCGAGGGTCAGAGTAAATACATACTTGCTGCACAACTCATCATCTTCTGCAAATTCCATCGTACCCTTTGGGAACTCTACAACATTGTCGCGCTCGAGGCTGGTCAGCATCTCGTGCGCCTCTTCTTCTGTCATGTATTCTGACAGGGCGACAGTCGCTTCGTTCATATTTATTTTACCGTCTGCGTACAAACCAGTCACGGTCAACATATCTTCTGCTAATGTATCACTCATCCTCGACTCCACCTGTCATAATCCCGAACCTTGCGGCTTCCATGTACCACAAGATCTCCGCCGGATCGCTGACTGTTGTTATCATCTGCACCTGACCCTCGTGGTTTTCGCCCATGATGATCACTTCCTTGAACACCGAACCTGCAAGCTCACACACTGCGGGCACTGGTTCCTTTGTCTTCTTAACCCTATGGCGAAAGGGTATGACGTTGTCGCTCATTGGTATCTCTTTCCACTTTAGCTTTTAAGTCTTCGTAAAAGACCCGATGCTCCATGCACCTATCCGCTTGAATAAAGTCTCCCCGCTCAGAAAACTCAAGCTCTTTCTGAGTATACCAATTGATGACGCTATCTATCCCTGAAGTATTCTTTGCCATGCCCCTAGAACCTCACCTTCGTGATCCTCGCACACCGGCTCTGAATCATACAGATACTGATCCAAAACCTTCTCGATTACATGCACCGCCTGACCCCACTCCATGCGCTGGGTTGAGCATGTCTGCTCTTCAGTCGCCATTAGCTTAGTTTCATACATAATAATCTCCTATCACCTAAGATATTAAAAACCATAACATGACCAGATAAGATCTGTCTAGCCAATCAATAAATTACACACCTTGCACTTGTTCTTCTGCCCGTCTGGGCTGGCAACAAAGATAAGTGCGTTGCTGTTGCAGCGGGGACACTGCCCTGCGTCCAACCGCTTTTGCCATGTGCCATCACCCCAGATCACGCTCTGTTTTTTGTGCGGCCTGATGCTGGCTGTGTTGTCGATGAACATATCGACAGGCGACTCAGTCATCGTGTTGCCGAACTCGATGCGGACTGTTTGATCATCGATGAACTCCACATCCCTGACAATCCGACCAACCAACTTGGAATAATAATTACTCATCCTCGACTCCGTTCATAAAGACCCGTGGTCGATAGTCCATCGTCTTTTGACCATCGCACTTGGGACAGGTTTCTATGTTCAAGTCTGGCGTCGGAACGTACCCATGTCCAGCGCATTCGGTACAAATTACTGTGACCTCGAACCTCGAAACTTGGTACTGCGGACGCTTAGAAAAGCGGAACATGCCGGACTCCTTCTCGTTGTAGTTGTTTCATGCTCGAGTATTCAGCCCACTTCGAGTCCACAACACCTTGGTCTGCTTCATCAAAGATCAGGTCACCGAACTCACGCATCAGCCTGCGGACTTCCTCATCTACATATTTTAAATTTTTATCCTTCACGATGCTTGCTCCAATACTCGCTCCAATCTTCTGCCAGAATGTCCACAAGGTCTCCCAGTGGGACGTGATCCATCAGGTGCATGTGGCTTTCCATTCGGCTCGAGAACTCGTGCCATGTCTCACACTCACCAATGATCTCACTGATCTTGTCGTTGAACTTCTCTTCGCGATCCATCATCCAAGCTTTAACCTTGCCCATTATCTAATCTCCAATCCACACCGTCTTCCGTGATAAGACAGAAGGTGTTCTGTATCTGTGAGTCTGTGAACCCGTGTTGGGTGAGTGCCACATGGCACTCACTTATTGTGTCGTGGGTACTGATCACATTGACCGTACCACCATTGAAACTGGTCATCGTGACCATGATCAGAAGGTACTTACTCATTACCCATGCTCCTCGATGTCTAAGTGAAACAACCTGCGAACAGCATTAGCCGTGTCAATCAGCTTGTGCATGTCCTGACAAGTGACGGCCTCGATGCCGTGCCACTGAAGATCATCGCCGATACTGTTGGCAACATTGACCAGTGCTTCCACGTTCTCGATCATCGAGGGATACTTGTCGCGTAGCTGAAACAGCAGGGCTTCACGCACCATTGCTTCTTGCTCACGTTGCTTTGCATGATATTCCATGCGCTCTTCATGCGTCATGTTCTCATAGTTTTTTGGTCTACCCATTGTTCATATTCCTTCCTTGTAAAAAGCTTTTTGGATAATAAACCCCGTAGTCATTGTCCTGCACATCATCTGCAAAACAATTATCTGGCAGGGACGCACTCAGCTTGTCCCATGCTTTCTGCTGACGCTGACGCATTGTATCGTCATGCCGATTTATACTAGCCCACGTCCTTTGGTTTAGTTTCGTAAAGTGTGTGGCATATCTGTTGCCCTTAGACCTCTGCGCTGGCATTTTTTATTTCTCCTTTGCAAGCAGGTTTTTAAAACGATTGATCACGACCTTTGGCTCACGTTGAACCTTTTGGTTGTTTCGACGCCCGTTCCTGTCGAGTATCACTTTTGTTTCTGGTGGCACACGCAATGCCGCCAGAATTTCTTCTCTAGTTGGTACTTTCATTTTGCTCCTTCCTTGCTTCTATAAGATATATGTCCCCAATGGTGGCATCCATTCGATGCCCAAACCCCTTGGATTGTTGCCGGATCCTGTTCTCCGCGAAGAACGAAGCTTCGTCCTCGCTCCTTGCTTTAAGCCGGATCGTCCGCCTTACCTCAACAATCAGATCCACCTCATACCAGTCAGCTTTTGACAGGACATGCGACTTCAACCGTGTGTTGGACTCAGGCCGCTTCTGGTAGGGCTTGCGCTTTCTCACGCCTTTGCCCTCGCAGTTATTATTATATTTGAGATCATGTTCTTCACATCTTCATAGGACTCCGAAACGAAATACCCATCGTGCCGACACAGACCATCATTGATAACCGTAACGTCACGCACCTTGGCACCTGTTCGGATGGTGCGGCTGGTGACAGTAAACCTGTCACCGACCAAAAATATCTGACCCTCATCACGCCCAGTCATGTGGCTAACCAATGTAAGTTCAAGCGTAATCATGCTGCAACTCCCTGCGTTCTTCCATTTCCTTGTTGATCGCCGCCATAGCATCGACCATGAACTCACTCGACACCGACCATCGATCCACGCCGCCATCAAGATTGAGGCCACCACGCTTTGACCAGTCAGTCACCGTTTTGCCGTCTAAGATCTCATCAAATTTTAGACTCGACAGATAGTAGCGGCTAACAAACTGACCATACTCTTCAGCCAGATAGGCTTCAGTCTTGTCGCCAGAATTACGCATGATAGCCGCCGCACCAGAGTCCATGTCATAGAACTCGATCAGCGGCTCATCCTTGTCATGCTCCAGACAATGGTTAAGACCATAGTTGTCGCCCTCGAACACCATGCGGACGCACCACCGGATCCCACTATCAGGATCAATAGCTTTGTATGTTACAGACATTCCTCTACTCCTTATCTACAGGGTTGTGCTGATGGAT